CGAAGGCTGAGGCGCGAGCTGCGGCGATGGAGGCCGAGGCGATGCGAGCGAAGGTCGCGGCAGCGACGGGCGTGGACGCTGACCTGCTGTCTGGCTCGTCAGAGGAGGAGCTGAGGGCATCTGCTGAGCGTCTCCTGGCGTGGCGAGCCGTGCAGGTGCCCAAGGGTGCTCCAGCGACTGATGCGGGGGTTCGTGGTGAGGAGATCAGGGCTGCTAAGCAGCTCACCAGGGATGACCTCAAGAAGATGTCTCCCTCAGAGATCATCAAGGCCCGTAAGGACGGGCAACTGAACAACATCATGGGCATCGCATAAGCGGGCCAAGAAAGGACAGAAAATGACTCTGCAGCACTTCATTCCGGAGCTGTGGTCGGCCAGTATCCTTGAAAACTTCCGTCGTGACACGGTGCTCGTCGGGATGGCCAACCGTGAATACGAGAAGGCCTTCACCGCGGGCTCGAAGATTCACATCCCCGGGATTGTGGATGTGAAGGTCAAGGATTACAAGACCGGCGCAGTCACTGGGACTGGCGGTGCTAAGGTGCCGCGCACGACCATCCCCGATGCCGTGGAGTCCACGGGCATCGAGATCACCATTGACCAGGAGAAGGCGTTTGACTTCCTGGTCGATGACATCGACGCCGCGCAGGCGAACCAGTCTCTCGACGAGTACACCAAGTCGGCGGCGGCAGCACTCGTTGAAGACGCGGAGACCTTCCTGACCGCGATGCTGGCGTCAAAGGGCACGGCGGTGACGGGAATCGCGAACCCGACGAACTGGGAGACGGCTTACGCTGCGATCCTGAAGCTGCGCGGCAAGCTCTCGGCCGAGAAGGTCCCCGCGATGGACCGCGTGCTCCTGATCAACGCGGCCTTCGAGGAGTTCCTCCTCTCTGACGGGTCGAAGCTCACCAGCTTCGACAAGTCGAACATGACCACTGGTCTCCGCGAGGCGGCTATCGGTCGTCTCCTGGGCTTCGACGTGGTCACAAGCCCCTGGCTCGATAACACGAAGCCCATGGCGATCGGCTTCCACAAGCCGTCCGTGGCCTACGTGTCCCAGGTCGAGAAGACCGAGAGCATGCGTGCGGAACAGACCTTCGCGGATCGAGTCCGCGGCCTGCACGTCTACGGCGGCGCAGTCCTGCGCCCCAAGGCAGTTCAGGTCTTCAAGGCCTCGTGATGAAGGTCAAGGGAGCAAACGGGATCGAGTTTGAGCTCGCGGACGAGGTCGCCACGGCAATGATCACGGCGGGCATCCTCGAGGAGGCCGTGCCCGACAGTGAACCGCCTGAGCAGGAGCCCGCCAAGAAGTCCAAGAAGTAAAGGAAGTGCGAACATGAGCGCACCTCTCGTCGACATCGAGGACATCGAGGCGGCCCTCGGGCGTACGCTCAGCGACGAGGAGAAGCCTCGCGCTCTCTTCGTCGCGGACAAACTGTCTGAGGCATTCAGGCAGCGTGCGCGTCAGTCCTTCACGGTCGAGACGTATGTACACCGCTTGAAGGTGGACGCCGGTGGCCGGGTGTTCCCCACCCGGGCGCCTCTCGTGGAGGTGCTCGCCGTCTTCACTGACGAGGGGGCGCCCGTCGCGTACGAGAAGCGGCATGGGTTTCTCTTCGTGCGAGCGTGGTGCAGTGACTTCGTGGTCGTCACCTACACGGCGGGTCTCACCGAGGTCCCCGTAGCGGTGAGACTCCAACTCGCGGACAGCGTACGCCGGGTCCTCCTCATCCCTGACGCCGCAGCCCAGGGCGCAACTCAGGTGACCGAGACGACGGGACCGTTTACGCAGTCCCGCCAGTACGCCACCTGGGCGGTGGGCGGTCAGGCTCTCCTCTCCCCCGACGACCAGGCGCTCGCGGACTCGTATCGTCCGCGCCGTGCCGGGCACGTGTGGGTGATGGGGGGGCGGCTGACGTGATGGAGGAGTGGAAGACTCCCGTCCAGGTCGAGGGGCGCGTCCGCCGCGACGAGGACGGTTACCTCGTCGAGGAAACCGCGGCGCGCCTCATCGGCGGGTGCCTGATCGCCCCGGGGCGGTTCACGGTGCCGGGGCTGCTCGATCAGGCAGCCTCCGAGCGCGCCGACGAGACCGCGACGCTCTACCTGCCTCGGGGAGTGGCGCTCAGCGTCGGAGACGTCGTCCGCGTCCCGGCTGAGCATCCTCTCGGCGGGAGATGGGCGGTGGAGGAGCCGTCCTCGCCGTGGCCGCGCGGCACGGCTGTCGTGATCTCACGGAGGTAACAAGTGGCAGTCAAACTGGTTCGCAACAATTTTTCGATTGAGGCGCTCCTGCAGTCCGAGGCGATCAGTCGCGCGATGGTCAGTGAAGCCGAAGCGGTGCGCGCGGCGGCAGCAGCAGCGGCCCCGAAACGGGACCGCGTGCTCGCGGAGTCGTACAAGGTCGAGGCCGTGATGGCGGAAGTGCCGACGCGCCGAAACGGCTCGTCACGCAGAGCTGCAGGCCGAGTCACCAATGAGGCCCCGCACGCTGTGCCCGTGGAGTTCGGGCACTTCACCAAAGACGGGCGCCGCGTCCCGGCCCAGCACACGCTCGGGAAACTCGCAGGCTCACGGAGCGCGAGAAAGGGCCGCACATGACGTACACGGATCCAGTCCAAGTACTCCGGGACGCGATCACCCGGGCGACGGGGGTCAAGACGGTGCGAGTACTCCAGGAGGGAAGCCTCCCGGACACATGGCCGATGCCGCTCGTCCACGTCTACGCGATCCAGAGCCAGGACCTCGATTACGAGAGGCTCTCCTCGATCGCCGTCGACGTGTACGCCAAGACCCCCACGGGTCACGGCGGCGTCGGCGCGGAGGCGCTCGCGGACCAGGTCGCGGATGTGTTGGCTGCTCGTCCTGTGGTGGGGGCGTCTGGGTGGGTTGACACGGTCGACGTGTCATCGCGGCTGGGTGTTCGCGCTGCTTATGGCGTCGTTGAGGTGGTGGGCCTCAGCGTTGACGCCACTCACAGGCCCACCGACTAACCACTGATTTGGAAGGAGGGCTGATATGGCTAATACGACCATTGAGGCTCTGAAGAAGAAGCACAACAAGTCGAAGAACGTGCGCAAAGCGTTGAACGTTCTCGCGTTCGTTGCGCCGCTGACGGCGGCTGTCCCGGATGCCCTGACGGATGCTGGGGGCGCTTTGAAGGAGATCCCGGCGGAGTGGACGCCCCTGGGCATTTTCACCACCGATGGTGGTGAAATCACGCCCGATGTGACCGTGGACGACGTCGACGGCCTGGGGTATGCGGAGCCGGTCCGCTCTGACCTGACCAAGGCATCTAAGACGATTAAGCTCAACATTTTTGAGCTGTTCCGCAAGGAGATGCTCTCCTTGACGCATGGCATTGACCTCTCGCAGGTCAAGGCGAACACGACCACGGGAGAAGTGGTCTTTGATGACCCGCTCCTCCCTGCGATCCCTGAGAAGCGCCTCCTGATCATCGCGGCCGACGGACCGGCAGATGACGAGTGGTTGATGGGCTGGTGCTTCACCAGGGCCAAGCTCGTCTCCATGCCGACGATCCCCCTGAAGGCCACGGACCCCATCACCGGGGACTTGGAGTTCAAGGCGTTTGCCGACGAGTCCGCAGGTACCGCTTGCCGTAACTATTACGGCGGGTCCGCGATGCTCAAGCACCGGGATATCACGGGATTCGAGGCCGCATGAGCTGCGGGCACGGCTGGGGCTGTTCTCCCCCCAGCCGTGCCCGCCAACCTCCAGTGGAGAACGCAGACACGAGAAGGCAATAGGCATGAAGACGAAGACATTCCAGAAGGAAATCACCACGGCAGACGGGGACAAGGTCGTGCTCGAGCGCACCACCGACGACGCGGCAGACGCGGTGACCCTGCTTGCCCAGGGATGGGCAGAAAAGACGCAGGCGACGCTGCCCGAACCACCCGCCAGCACCAAGCCCCGACCCAACAACTGAAAACCGTCACAAAGGAGAACACAAAATGTCCGACAAGATCACCCCTACCCTGACCCTCGCGGCCCTGAACAAGCTGGACGGCGCAGCGGAGGCAACGCCGTTCACGTTCGGCCTCGCCGACAAGATCATCAAGTTCCCGGACCCGCTGGGCCTCAGCCCCGAAGAGGGTGAGGAACTCCTGACCGCCCTATCCGGAGGAACACGAGCCACGGAGATTATCAATAGCTGGCTCAGCGAAGAGGACGCGGAGATCGTTCTCAAACGCCTGAATCTCCGCCAGATGGTTCTCCTCATCAAGGCTGCCTCTGAGCATTACGAGGCGTCGCTAGGGAATGCGGGGGAAGGGCGAGCCTCTACGACCGCCTGACACGGTACGAGAGGCAGATCGTTGCGGATTTAGCGGAGCAGGGCTGGGACGTATACGCCCTGTTCCGCGCCCGCCGGTACCGGTTCCTGCTCACGCTAATTGACGCGCTCCCGTCGACGAGTAGGACGGTAGCGGCCATGCTCAATGATCCTGATGTCGCGCTAGAAACCGCTCGCGCGCTGGCCGAAGCCGAGGACGACGACTCGACGGAGGCGCAGCTACGCGCCCAAACCCCCGAGGTGAGAGTCATGCAGGACATTTTCGACCTGCTCGTCGCCGCCTTCGGGGGCAAGGAAACCTACCCCAGGCCTGAGAGCCTCACCGAGATCGCACTCGACGAAGCACGAACAGAAGTCCGAGACGCCAACGCGCGCCGGGCGCTCGCGGCTCTCATGCCGGGGTGGAGTCCTCAAGAAAACTGAATAACTACTACCTGCAGGAGGTCTGCGTGTCTGGCGTCTATCAGGCCGGAACGGTCTACGTCGATGTCGTCCCCTCGATGAAGGGCTTTTTCAAGAGCATCGAGACCGCGACGGCCGCGCAGATCCCCCAGGTGGCTGGCGATGCTGGCAAGAAGTACGCGGAGAAGTTCAAGGAACAGGTCTCTGCCTCGGGTAAGGACCTCGTTAACGCGATCGCTGACCCGCTGGGCAAGTCCACGGCGCGCCTGCGTCAGGAGTCCGCCAACACTGGTGCGGCCCTGCAGGAGGCGCACGCACAGGTTGCTAAGTCAGCGTCGGCGCTCGCGAAGGCGCGCGGCGAGGAGGAGACCGCGGCGACTGCGGTGGAGCGCGCGGAGCGTGCGCTTGCTGCAGCGCGGTCCAGCTCGTCTGCTGACTCGGCGGCTGTCGCTCGTGCGGAGTCGGCGCTGGCCTCGGCGCGCGAGGCGTCGGCGGCAGCGAACCGGAAGGCCGACCAGGCCTCGGCTGATCACGCGGACGCGCTGAAGAAGGAGAAGGTCGCCTCCGACAGCGCTCGCGTGGCGACCGAGGCCCTGGAACAGCGGGTTGCGAAGGCCCCCACCGGGTGGGAGCGCTTCAAGACGTCGATGAAGGAATGGGTGCGCGAGGCCGATAACGTCGAGCGCGAGGCCCGCGAGGTGGACTCCTCTCTTGGGCGTGTAGGCTCGGGAGTCTCCTCGCTCGGGGGATTCGTGACCTCGGCGCTAGGTCCGCTCGCGCTCCTGGGCGCGGCCGTCGGCATCGGTGGTTTCGCGTCCGAAGCGATCGCTGCGTCCGACGCAACGAACAAGTTCGCGGACACGCTGCGGTTCGCGGGCATCGATGATTCCAAGATCAAGGAGCTTGGGGCCTCCGCTCAGGAGTACGCCGACCGCACGGTCTATGACCTTGCGGACATTCAGGGCATCACGAGTCAGCTCGCGGCCAACGGTGTGGACGGCTTCGACCGTCTTGCGGAGGCTCTCGGCAACGTCAACGCTGTGTCTGGCGGCACGAAGGACACGTACAAGAGCCTCGGACTGGCGATCGTACAAGTAAATGGCGCTGGAAAACTCCAGACCCAGGACTGGAATCAGGTGGCCAACGCCATTCCAGGTGCGTCCGGCAAGATCCAGCAGGCGCTGTCCGATATGGGGGCTTACACGGGGAATTTCCGTGAGGCATTGGCAGAGGGCAAGATCAGCGCCGAGGAGTTCAACCAGGCGATTTTGCAGCTTGGTTTTGATGACGTCGCGGTCGCGGCGGCGTCGGATGTGTCTCGCATCGAGAACGCGGCCGGGAACTTGCAGGCGACGATTGTCGGCGGCTTCAAGGACATGATCGACCTCGCGAAGCCCCAGCTGACTGCCTTCATGAGCTGGTTGTCTGACACGCTCGGGAACGGTTTCGAGTGGATCAAGACCACGGCTGTGCCGTCGATCCAGGGCATCTGGGACATCCTCGCCAACGGGAATTTTTCGGGGCCGATCTTCGGCCTCGAGGAGGACAGCGGCCTCGTCGACTTCCTGTTCAACCTGCGTGACGCTGGGCTGTCGGCGTGGGAGATGCTCAAGTCCATGTGGGACGCGGCGACGAACCTAGCGGCCGCGTTCGCTCCGCTCGCCAAGAGCGTGTGGGACCTCGTGTCCTCGTTCGGCGGAGATGGGACGTCAGCAATCCAGGGGATGGCGGACGCACTCAAAAACGTGTTCGACTGGATCGGACAGAACACAGACATTGTCGCGCCGCTCATTGCAGCGGTCACCGCGGGAACGGTGGCGTTCAAGGGGATGAGCGCGGCCATGGGTGCCGTCAACGCTGTGAAGGCGGCGGGCGGGCTGTTGCAGTTCGTCAAGGCCACGAACTTGGCGAAGGCCGCGCAGGCGGCGTTCAACATCGTCATGAACCTGAATCCAATTGGGGCGATCGTTACGGCGATCGCTGCGCTTGTCGCGGGCCTCGTGTATTTCTTCACGCAGACGGAGACCGGCCGCAAGGCGTGGGCGGCGATCACGGATGCGTTCTACGGCTTCGTGGATTGGATCGGCTCGGCGTGGACGTCCACCATGGAGTCAATCTCCTCGTGGTGGACGGGCACCTGGGACGGCGTATCGGGGTTCTTCTCGACCTACGTCGTCCAGCCCATGCAGACTGCGTGGGCGGCGATCACGGCCGTCTGGGACGGCATCGTGACCGTCTTCAAGACTGCGTTCGCGATCATCGTCGGCGTCATCCTGACACCGATCAAGCTGTACATAGAGGCGTGGGTAGCAGTCTTCACATGGGCTTATGACGCCGTCATCAAGCCAGTGTGGGACGCGATCTGCCAGGCGTTCACGTGGGCTTATGACACTGTCATAAAGCCGGTTTTCGAGCAGATCGCAGCCACGTGGCAGTGGATCGCAGGGATCGCCCTCGAAGTGTTCGGGGGTATCGTCTCCTTCCTTGACGGGGTGTGGGCGGCGATTTCCGGCGCCGTGTCAGCAGCGTGGAGCGGGATCGTCACCGCCGTGACCTGGTACATCAACACCGTGTGGAGCGTCGTCTCCACCGTGTTCTCGACGGTCGCTGGCGTCGTCTCCTCGATCTGGAATGGGATCGCCTCCACTGTCTCGGGCGTCTGGGAGTCCATCAAGACCGCAGCGAAGACAGCGGTCGACTGGGTCTACGACAGTGTCACAGGTGTCTTCTCGTCCATGTCGTCAAGTGTCTCCTCGACTTTCGACGGCATGAAGACCGCAATCGAGACGGCCTGGAACAAGGTCAAGGGCGTCGCGGCCAAACCGGTCAATTTCATAATTGACACGGTGTACACCAATGGCTTGAAGTCGCTGGTGGAGACGGTCGCCTCGAAGATCGGCCTGTCGCTGACGTTGCCGACGATCCCCCGTATCGCCGAGTACGCCGGAGGCGGCATCGTCCCCGGATACAGCCCGGGACACGACACGATCCCGGCGATGCTCTCCCCCGGCGAGGCAATCCTTGTCCCCGAGCTCGTCCGCCAGATCGGACCGAGCCGCATCATCGCCGCTAACTACGCCGCCTCGAAGCGCCGCCCCGGCGGCACGCCCGGCAAGGCCCCTGCGGGCTTCTCAGGCGGGGGCATCGCCCATTTCGCGGGCGGCGGCATCGCAGGTTGGTTCGCCGACGCCGCGAAGGGCGTCGCGGACTTTTTCGCGGATCCCCTCGGCTCCGTCGCTCAGCTCATCACCGAGCCCGTGCGGGCACTGATGAAGGACATCGCCCCCGGAGTCATCGGCGAGCTCGGCGCCGGCGGCGTTGAAAAGCTCCTGAGCGGCGTCGGCGATTACTTCAAGAAGAAGACTGACGAGTCCTCCTCAGCCGGTCTCGTGGGCGCCGCAATGCGGGCAGTCCAGATGCAGGTCCCCTACGTGTGGGGCGGCTCCGCGATCCCGCCGGGCCTGGATTGCTCGGGCCTGGTCTACTGGTCCGCCCAGCAGCTCGGACTGGGCTGGCCGCGACTCACCGCCGCGGGCTACCAGTCCGGCGCGACGCCGATCCCCTGGTCGCAGGCCACACCCGGTGACCTCCTCTTCTGGGGGTCCCCGGCCCACCACGTGGCGATCTACGCGGGCGGCGGCCAGATGGTCGAGGAACCAAAGCCCGGGTTATCCGCCCGCAAGATCGGCATCTGGGGGTCACCGACCGTCGGCAGGTACGGCGGCGCCCGCAAGTACGACCGCGGTGGCTGGCTCCCCTCGGGAGTCACCGCCGCAGTCAATCAAACGGGCGCGAGGGAAGCAATCCTCACTGCCCGTCAGTGGGCCGACGTGTCCGCGCTCGCGGCCACCGGCGCGGGTGCAGGGATCTCTCTGGAGGGCGCGCAGGTGCAGCTCGTCCTCGATGACGGCGCGCAGTTCCGCGCGCACATCGAGGACATCAGTACGGGCGTCCTCGCCCGCAGGAAGCAGTTCGCGGGAAGGAGCAGATAGTAGTGGTTCGCGTCAATCTGTGCCGAAACCCGTCGTTCGCGTATGCGCTGCGGGACTGGATGAGGATCGCTCCGGCCACGATCCGGATCGGCTCGGATCCCGCACCGTGGGGCGGACACACTCGCCAGTCCCAGCAGTATCTGGCGATCGACATCCCGACCGGCGTGCAGGGGCCGATCGCCACGCCGACGGCGGTCACTGTCGCTGGCGGGCAGACGGTTGCCGTTTCAGCGCTCGTGCGCACGAGCCCTGGCCTGGCGGTCGCGGTCACTCCCGAGTGGAATATTGGCGGCAGCAGGGTGGTCGAGCAGGTGCCCGTGCTGCTGGCGTCCAGCGAGGACGGGACCCGCCCGACGTGGGCGTTCACCGCCCCTGCTGGGGCCACCGCCGTCAGGCTGCGTTTCGAGGCTCGCACGACCTCCGACGCAGACCGGGGATCCATGCCAGGCCGGGTGGACGTCGACGACGTCATGATCACCGCAGCCGCAGACCCACACGAGGCGATCGCTGACGCCGCGACCTTCTTCGACGGAGACACCCCGCAGCGGCGCATCGGGTACGGTCGCCGGGCGCTCACACATGAGTGGACCGGCGCTCGAGGGGCCTCGTCCTCGCGCGAGGTTGAGGCGGACCTGGATATGACTACCGTGCCGGTGGCGGTCGTGGAGGGGGGCCAGGCGGCGCGGGTCCAGGTGGTGATCCCATCGGCGCTTGTGCCTGTGGGCACGTCGTGCCGCGTCGAGGGCCTCGCCGACAACGGTTTCACCTGGGTCCCGCGCGGGGCAGTGTGGGACAGTGACGGCAGCCAGCGGGTGATCGGGGACCAGCTCGCCCCGATCAACACTCCGATCAGGTATCGGCTGACGTCCTCGGCGGGCGTCGAGGTCGAGACCACGCCCGTGGTGCGTGAGTACAGGGGGCTGTCGCTGATGACCTCAGCGGCGGGTACGCTCCCCGTTGATCTGCTGTGGCAGGGCACGGACCAGCGCGAGCTTAAACTCCGGGTCACGGAGCACGAGGTGCCGGGGCGGCCGACCCCGCTGGTGGTGTACGCGCCGACGGTAGGCGCGGGGACAGTGTCGGTGACGGCTCGCACGAATCTGCGTGATACGCCAGCCATGAGGGTCCTCATGGGGACGCCGACCCCGGTGGCCCTGTTCCATAACCCAGCGCGCTGCGTGCAGTGCAGGCTGGGGACGTGCGACGTCGACCTGGTCACGGTCATGGCCGTGACGTCGGCGTCGATGGAGCGCGCGCCCCGGCTGGACGTGGCCGAGCGCACCTGGACGATCAAGGGCAGTGTCGTCGGTCTCCCGCAGCCGCGCACTCCGCTCGCGCTGTCGACGTGGCGCGACTTCGACGCCCGAGAACTGACCTGGAACGCTCTCGACGCACGACGCTGGTCGTGGGAAAAGTTCGACCGTACGATCTGGCAGGAGGACGCATGACAATGCTCGCCAGCCGCCAGGCCGACCAGATCCCCGCAGATCTGCTCGCCTCTGCCTACACGGTGGAGGCGACTGTGGAGTCGTGGCTGGGCTCGGAGTACCTGGGCCAGGTGCCCGTCGAGGACGGGTCCGTCTCATGGGACGCCTCCCAGCAGGTGCAGGGATCGCTGTCCCTGACGGTGCCGCGTGCAGGCGCTGTGGAGGGGCAGGACTGGCGCGACTGGGACCCCGTCGATCCAACCCACCCTCTGGCCTGCTTCGGGCAGGTGCTGCACGTGAGTCTGACAATCGGCTCCCTGATCGGTGGGGGCTGGTGGACCGTACCCCTCGGTCGCTTCCTTATCACGTCGGTGGAGCCGGGCTTATCGACCGTGAGGGTCACAGGCAAGAGTCTCCTCCAGCGGCTGGAGGAGGACAGGCTCACCGAGCCTATGGCGCCAGATCCGGCGGGGTCCATGGCGTCTGAGCTGCGACGTCTCGTCGGCTCCCGGATGGGCCTCATCATCGACCCGGCACTGCGGGACTACCCGTGCCCGTCGATGACATGGGGAGAGTCGCGGATAGATGCCGTGTATGAGATCGCTCGGGCCTGGCCTGCGGTCGTGCGCGAGGGCGGGGACGGCATCCTGTACGTCTCGCCGCCCACCCCAGACCCAACTTCGCGGCCGAAGTTCAGGCTGTCGGACGGGGATGGGGGCACCGTGGTAGGGGTAGCGGCTTCGGTGAGCCGCGATAAAATCTACAACCGCGTGGTCGCCAGAGGTCAGGAGAACACGGACGGGGGTTCTCCGTCTTTTCAGGCGATCGCTGATCAGATGATCGGCCCGATGCGCGTCGACGGGCCGTACGGCGTGGTCCCGCGGTTTTTCTCGTCGCCGCTCATCACGAGCGTCGCGCAGGCGAAGGAGACGGCGGAGGCGATGCTCGCCGATGCCGTCCGCAAAAAAGTCAAAATTCCGGTGGAGCATGCGCCAGATCCGCGCGTCCGCCTGGACGCTCACGTCGAGGTCGAAACACGCCCCGTCGACGGGGCGACCACCCGCACACTGTGGGGGGTCGTCGTCGCCTACGAGGTGCCACTGACATACAGGGGCACCCAGAAAACCGAGATCGAGGTAAGCGTATGAGCGCCCGCGTGATGGATCTGATCTCCACTGTCCCGGAAGATCTGCCCCCCAGGTATGGGTCAGATCGGGCTGTCACTGCGGTCGCGCGCGTGGTCCGCCTCGTAGAGGGTGGGCGCTCCGTCGTCGTGAGCCTCTACGGAGGCCCGCCGCTGGAGGTATCGGCGACAGCCGTCAATTGGGCTGGCGCTGAGACAGCGCATGTCCTCCTCGATCCCGACACCGGGCGGCCAGTACACGCGCTCGGCCCAGCGTCCAGGCCCGCGCAGCCGCTCCCAGAGTGGACAGCACCCGCCCCGGAAAAACCGCGCGTACGGGAGGCAGTCCTCACCCCCGAGTGGGTGGGCACCTGGGACGGCACAGCATGGTCCAGGTACGGGGGTGGCGGGGCCTGGCAAGGCCGGACACCAGCCGGGCAAACCCTGCGCGGCCTGGCCACATTCGGCCGCCAGGCCGCAGCCCTCGGCCCCACCACCATCACCGCCGCATCCCTCGCACTCCGCACACACTCATCCGCCGCACCCTGGTCGGCCCAGATCGCCCCGGCCACCTACACCGACGCGGGCCCCGCGCTCGCGGGGGCGACGGTGAGTGTTCCAATCCCTCCTGCTGCGGGCAGGGTGGAGGTCGACATCGCGAGGATTGCGGATCTGCTGACGGCTCCTGGTGTGGGGCTCGCCCTGGTCGGGCAGGCCTACGGCGGGGTCCGGGCGGGCGGGGACAGCCTCAGCATCCGTCTCACCTACACACCCCGATAGGAGCCAACATGAGCTATATCGACCAGAGAGGGCACCGCGTGCCCTCTCCTACTGACCCGGCCCAGCGCGCCGACATTACGGCCCTGTCGCTATCGATCCCGTCGATTAGGACGGTGGTCTCGGAGACTGCGGCGGCGCAGTATGTCGCTGCCCTGCAGGGCGCGGGCGTGCAGAGCACCGAAACGGACCCAGCGTTTGTTTACCGTCTGGACACCGGGAACATTCAGTCTTGGGATGGGCGCGTGTGGGCCGACGTCACGGGTAAGAATTATCCGTGGGAGACTCTGCCGATGTCTACTGGCTGGGGTGTGGGCGGCGGCCACAACCCACGCATATGCATGAGGGGCGGCGTCGTCTACCTCTCCGGCGCCGTCATCACGGCAGGAGGTAGCCACGAAGATATTCTGACAATCCCGTCGAAATTCCGCCCATCGGGGGAACAGTTTATTGGCGCTAGCATCACCGCCAACGGGGCGGACTTCGATTCGACGTACGCGGAGCTGCGCGTGACGTCATACGGCAAACTCGCGATCAAGGACTACTCCACTGTGCGCATGGGGCACGGGTGGATTATCCCGGTATCCGCCTCATACGTCCCCTGGTGATCTACCAGGGGTTCCGCTGACCAGGCCCTCGAGGAGAGACCTCGAGGGCATCTCTATATCTACCAAAAGGAGGGCTATATGGGGCAGTACACCCCAGCCCATTACTACGAGGGCAGAAAGCGCCCCCTCCGTTTGATCGTGATCCACACGATGGAGGCCCCAGAAGGTGAAAATACGGCGGAGAATATCGCCGCTTACTTTGCCTCAGGCGCTGTCGTGGCGTCGGCGCACGCGTGCGTCGACCAGGACAGCGTCGTCGTCTGTCTGCCCATGTCAGACACGGCCTTCGCGGCTCCCGGCGCGAATGCCGATGGGTACCAAGTGGAACACGCGGGGTATGCGGCGCAGGACGCCGCCGGATGGGCCGACGCCGCATCCCAGGCCATGCTCCGCATCTCTGCCGCGCACACGCGCGAGATCGCGCTCGCGGCGGGTATTCCGCTGCGCCACCTGTCTGACTCCGAGCTGGCGGCCGGTGCCGCCGGATTCGTGGGACACGACCAGGTGTCCCGGGTCTATAAGCTCTCGGACCACTGGGACCCTGGGGAGAATTTCCCCTGGTCCCAGTACATGGACCTCGTCAACAACGGCGAGGCCGACCCCGAAGAAGAAACAACCGTCCCCGAGGAGGACTCCATGCATTTCATTAAGTCGCGCCAGACCGGCACAATCTATGCGGTCACGCCGACAGACGTGATCGCCATGAGCAACGCCAAGATCTGGCAGGACTTGGTCAAGGCGTACGGCCTGACCAACGAGTACGAGGTGGGCCTAGACGACGGCGATATCGCCGGCATCAAGGCGGACGCGGCGGCGCGCCGCGCACGCCTCGTCACCGAGGTCGCCGCGGCCGTCGGGAGCATCGACCCCGATAAGCTTGCCGCATCCATTGCCCCGGCAATCGTCCCCCAGCTCCTGTCTGCTCTTACGAACGCTGGCGCGGCTGGCCTCACGACGGATCAGGTCCGCGCGGCCGCCGAGCAGGCGATTCGCGCGGTGTTCGCCGACGCCGCGAAGGAGGACTGACAATGAACAGCCTCCTTCTTGGGCTGCAGTCCGATCCGTTCATCACCACGGTCGTCGTCGGCCTGGTCTGGCCGCTCGTCCAGGCGGCACTGGACAAGCCGTGGTGGACGCGCGGCCGCCGCGTCGGCCTCCTGGCCGTCGTCGCCACAGTCGTCACGGTGTGCGTCTGGATCTCCGGGTCCTACCCGGCGACCTGGCGTCTGCTCACCGCGCAGGCCGGAGTTTTCTTGGGCGTGGCCTGGTCTGTGTACCAGGTCCTCGCCACCATCAAGATCCACGGTGTGCCGATCATTAGCTGGATCGGGGCGGTAACACCCGGCGGGCAGTCGGTGGAGGAGCTGACAGGCTCCACGGAGCATGGCGTTGATTGATGTCATCGCCGACCCGAGGGTCGTTGCCGCGGCGGTCGCGGCGGTAGTTGCCGTGATTGGCGCTGCCGCCGCGGCGGTCGTCGCGGGCCTGCGGTACGTCGGCAGAAAATTCGACGCGAGGCTCGCCCACATCTCCGCGACTGCGTCGGAGGCCCGTGATGCGGCGCAGAGCGCGGATAAAGAGATAAAAAACAACCACGATACGAACGTGAGGGACGATCTCGATAAGGCAATCGAGACAGTCTGGGTCGTGTCTGACCAGATCGGAGCGCTCACGGCGCAGGTGAAAGAGCTGCGGGACCAGGGCGCACGTATGGTCGAAAAGCTCGAGACACAGAGCAAGAGTCTCGCGGACGTGAAAGCCCGTGCCGAGCGCATTGACGAGCGCGGGTCAAAGATCGCCGACGAGCTCCACGATGAGCGGACGTCGCGTGAGGCATCGCAGCGCACGATTGACGAGCATGCGCACGACGCGCATGCTCGCCTTCATGATCGCCTCGATAAGCTGGAAGAGAAGGTGGAGAAATGGGCACAGGCGTAACGGGGCGCGTTACGCGCCTGGACGGAGCACCGGAGACCATGGCGTACCTGACGGCGACGCTCGCGCTCCCGAGCGGGGAGACGACCGCGATCATGTCCGGAGGCCCTGTCAGTCGGGGAGCGGACCTGAGTGGCAGGATCGCCCTACCGCTCGACATCAAGACAGAGACGCGAGTGCGTCTGCGCCTGGCGGTGCCGGGGCGGACACTGCGCGAGGCGACAGTCACCCTCAAGCCCGGAGTTACCTACTCGCTTGCAAGTGTGTTCTCGGGCGACCAGACCCCCACGCCCTCGCCATCTCCGTCGCCGGGGGCGGAGATCTCCGGCGACGGGGACACCGCTACCGTCGCCGGGGTCGTATCCGGTGATGGGGACACGATCACAATCGGAGGATGAGCATGGATGATAAGCCTGTCCTGTACACGAAGCAGGGTGCTGACAAGGCGATCGCGCGCGCGATCGCACCCCTCGCAACGAAGGACGAGCTCGCGGCTGCGGCTGTGGGCGGCGGGGTCGATCTCACCGACTACGCAAAGAAGGCCGACCTGGCGGGCCTGGCCACCAAGGCTGAGCTGGGCGGGTACGCGACGTCGAGCCAGGTCGCTGACATGCCGACCCGCGCCGACCTGGCGGGCCTGGCAACCAAGGCCGAGATCGCCGACGTCGCTCGCGCGTCCGACCTGGCGGGCCTGGCAACCAAGGCCGAGCTCGCGGGCCTGGCGACAAAAGCTGACGTGGCGGGCGTTTCCCATGTGTCCGACCTGGTGGGCCTGGCAACCAAGGTTGAGCTCGCAGATGCGCTCAAGAGCGCGGGCATCACGGTCTGCAGCACGGAGGCCGAGGCGCAGGCCCTCCCCGACGGTGCGCTGTATTTCCTGGCCGCGGGCGGCGCGCAGCCTCCGACCCCGCCGCCTGGACCAGCCCCTGCTGCAGGGCCGAGCGTCGTGACTGCGACGGCCGGCCAGGTCGTCGGCCAGGCGATCACCATCACGGCCGAAGGGCATGCCGGGGACAAGGTCCTGGTCGTCGTCAATACCAAGGCCGCGGGCGGCGAGGCGGCGAACGTCACTCTCCCGCAGGGGTGGGAGCAGCTCGTCGCACCCTACTGGGTGGGAACAATGCGATTCACACTCATCACGGGCCCGTGGACACCGACCGTAAACATCTCGCTCACGCAAAACACCGAGCTCGGCTGGGCCGCCGCCGTCATCCGAGGGGCCGCCGCCGTCGAGGTGGGGCAGGTCAAGAAACGCCAGGCGGAGCCCACGGAAACCGTGACGTGCACGGCACCGGCGCTCGCGGGCGAGGGCCTGGTCCTGGGCGTGGCGTGTGAGCGTACGAGCGCGGGGGAAACGCCCGAGCAGGTCACGGTGTCTCAGGGGTGGGAGAAGCTCGCATACGCCTCCCAGGAGGGGGCGAACTACCAGACGGTGGTCATCGCGAAGCGGGTGGGGACTGCGGCCGCGGACATGGTCGTTACGTACCCGAACGCGCAGGGGTCCAATGGTGCGGGTGTGCAGGTGATCGCCCGTGCCTGACATCCCTGTCGTCTATCGGCGTCGTCGCGTCGGCGGCGACGTGCCCGGGACGGTGCGCCTCCGGCGTCGCGCCGGTGGCGACGTCGCACTGTCGGTGCGCCGCCCGACGACGCCGGTGACTCCGGCGGGCGAGGACGCTGTGGAGCGCTTCCTGGCGGCTCGGCCGTTCTACATCGCCCACCGGATGGGTGGCACGGAGTACCCCGAGTTCACGCAGCAGGGGCTGGAGGCCTCGCTGCGTGCCGGGTTTAAGGCGCTGGAGGTCTCCGTGCGCCGCTGCGCCTCCGGCGAGTTCGTGGCGATCCACGATTGGAAGACGACGCGCACCGTGCCGGGGACGGACTACCAGATCTGGAACACGCCGTGGTCGACGCTCAGTAAGCTGCGTCAGGCATCGGGCCCGTTCCTGCGCCTGAGCGACATCGTCGAGCGGATCCCAGACGACGTCGTCCTTGCGATCGACCACAAGACGACGTCGTCCCAGGACCAGCGCAATCCTGGCGATCTGGCGTCCGAAGACCAGCTGTTCGATTACCTGGACACAGCGTTCGGCGGGCACCCTGAGCGCCGCGTGATCTGGAAGATTTTTGCGAAGGGCACGAGCGCGGCGCGCGCGAAGGCGCGAGGGTACAGGACGATGGCGATGCTCTACCCATCGGAGGTGGCGGCCGCTGATCTGTCTCAGTGGGACGTCATTGGGATGGAGTGGAGCGCGGGCGCAGACGTCTGGAACGCTCTGCTCGCGTCTGGGCGTCCGACGATCGCGCACATCATCGTCAACGAAGCCCAGGCGCAGCAGGCCCTCGCGAAGGGAGCAACAGGGCTCATGGCGTCCTACCCGTCCCGCGTCCACCCGTAGGCGCTCGCGCGATTCGACGACGTACGCTACACCGGCCCCCGCCAGGTCAACCAGGGTGACCGGGACGCTTTCAGTCGCAGTCAACGCGCCAGGTACGCGGGCTACTAGGAGGAGGGGGTGCCCATATCGAGTGACACACAATACATCTAAAAGGGGGTATTGGGGTTGACATACCCCCGCTTGTTATATGTATTTATATACATCAGGAAGCCGCGAGGGCAAGCCTGAAACCCGCTCGGAAGGAGCACAACAATGACCATTCAGACCGCTGCTGATCTCGCCGCCGTCATCGAGGAGACGGGCGAGGAGACTCGCTACGCGACTATCGCGGATGCTGTCGCTGCGTTGTCGCAGTTCCTGGACGCGACCGAGTACGACCTGGGAGCGATTGCTTCCGAGGCGTGCGACTGGTACCGGGCCTACGATCCCGAGCGGAACGTGGAGTACCTGCACGAGCAGGGCTTTTACTTCACAGTCGCCGGGGATGCTTTCTGGGCGATCGCCGCCGCGAACAAGCGTGAGGGTGAGGTGAGCGAGGACTGAGGCACAGGAGAGGGGCACCCCACATGGGGTGCCCCTCCTTCCTTGCTTCTCCTCCGAATCATGGACTACATCGGTCTTCATCTCGCCCGATTGAACGGGCGTACCCGTGAAAATCGTGGGTATCTCCTCTCCCTGTGGGCGAGGTATCTCGCTGAGCGGGACGCTGATCCCGTCAGCGCGTCGCGTCAGGATGTCGAGGAGTGGATCGCCCGCCGCCGGGATGCGGGGATCAGCGGGCGCACGATCCGCAGCGATCTGTCTCACCTGCGGGTCTGGTACAGGTGGCTCGTGGAGGTAGGTGCGCGCGGTGATGACCCGACGGTCCTCATCCGCGCTCCGCGTGTGGGGATCACCGCCAGGCCGTGGCTGGGACGCGAGGATGCGGCCCGTCTCCTGGAAGCGTCCCTCACGTGGGAGGGCGGCGAGCTCGCCGCCCAGGTCCACCTCTGGCTCCTGAGTGGATTGCGGCCTGGTGAGCCGCGGGGACTGCGCGTCACCGATCTTGGGACGCATGACCAGGCGGTGACCCTGGCGGTGTCCGCGACGAAAACCCCGGGGCGGGAGATAATCACCCTCCCGCCCTCCACGGCCGGTATCCTGGCGCGGCATGCCGAGGGGCGCGTGCTTGGGCCTCTGCTCTGTAATCCGCGTACTGGTCGGGCATGGACTAAAGCGTGTGAGCGCGTGCGCTTCCAGAGGCTCCTGCGCTCGGCAGGCGTGCCGATGTGCACGCCGTACGGGCTGCGCACGTCAATGATCACCCTAGCTCTGGCGGCCGGGGTGAGCGAGCGCGACGTATCGATCGCGGCCAGGCACACCTCCAGTGCGCAGACCGCACACTACGATCGCCTGCGCACCCACGCGGAGCGCCCCGTCGCCCCGCACCTGGAAGCATGGCTCCAGCAAAAAGAGGGAGTGTGATATATTCCAATAAAATAAAAGGAGGAGAACGTGGCCGAATTTGAGCCGATCAACCTATTTATCCGCAGGATCGGCCTGGGGCTGTCGCAGCGTGAACTCGGGGTGCTGCTGACCCCGCCAACGACGCAGATTGTGGTGTCCCATTGGGAGACCGGGACCCATAGCCCCAGGGATCCGCTCAGCATCGACATGGCGCTGAGCGAGTACGAGGAGAGGTTTGTCTTACTCGTCGACGAGCTGCTGTCCGTGGCAGAAGACGAGGAGAAGCTCGTCGACTCCTCAAGTGTCGTGTACCCCATGTACACGACACAGGCCGAGTACGAGGCGCACTGCCCGCATGCTCAAGCTATCCCATGCCTGAGTATGTACCGTCTGGCGGTCGCTCAGGCCGCCATGATAGTGCGTAACGAAGGCCAGGCGGCGCGGGTCGAGCTCGTCGGTTAGGCGTGCGAAAGGCCCCCTCCCACCGGATTCCGGTGGGAGGGGGCCTTCCTTGCGTTATCAGAATTCCTCGATGCCTCCAGCGATCTGCGCGGGGTCAGACTAGCACGGCCGCGTCCATCCTCGCCGTCAGCGCTGCGTCGCGCTCGCGGGTAGCGTGCTGGTACCGAAGCGCGACATCAACGTCGCTGTGCCCGCCCCGGTGGAGAAGCTCGGCCAGGGTGGCGCCCTGCTGCGCGAAGATCGTGAGGCCCGTATGTCGCAGGTCATGGAACTTAAACCACGGAATGCCGGCAGCCGTCCGCGCTCGCTCCCAGGCCCCACGGAGGCTGTTTGGATGAAGCGGCAGTCTGGGCGACCGATCCGAGCATAGGAACCAGGCCGTAGCGTCCCGCTCGACGTAGGAATCAAGGTGCGCACGCAGCGCTGGGACCAGCGATGCGGGAATGACGATCTCGCGGACGCCGGCGGCGCTCTTCGGGGGCAGCTCGACCGGCCCCTCACCCGTCAGGTACTGCACCTGTCGCTCGATGCGGAGCGTCGCGGGCGTGGAATCGAGATCAAGGTCTCGCCGCTGCAGGCCGGTCAGCTCTCCAAGCCTGGTCTGACACCACGCAGCAAGCAGGACTGCGATGCGCAGTCGCGAGGGCATGGCGTCGGCGGCGGCGCGAACCTCCTCGGGCGTCGCGACCTGCCGCTCACACTCACGGACGGGCCGGTGCTTCTGTCCCTCGGGGACTCTGCAGGGGCTCGCCTCGATGAGGCCGGCCTTAACCGCGGCGTTCATGCATGCCGACAAGGTCATGTAGATAGGGCGCGCGACACCAGGACCTTTGCCCTCCCAGACGCGCTGGTACCAGGCGTCGACGTCCTCGACACTGATAGCTCCGAGGGGCTTCGCGCCGAAGGGCGGGATGAGCTGTCGCATCCGATAGGTGTGCGTCTGGATTGTCTTGGGTGTTCGGCCTAGTCGATCGAGCGACGCGAGCCACCGCTCCGACCAGTCGGCGAAAGTGGTCGACGCGCGCTCGGCGGCGAGCTCTTGCGCCCGCTCGCGCTCGCGGGCTTCTTTGGGACTGGTCCAGGTGCCCTCGCTGATCTCGGCCTCGACGTGTGCAAGGAAAGCACTCGCGTCGGCCTTGCGGATGAATGAGTGCCCGGCGGTGTACTTGCCGCCGTCGGGGCCTGTGTATCGGACCTCGAAGCGTCCGCTTCGGGCCTTCCTGATCGAGCCGAAGGATCTGCGTCCGCTCATGTCTGCCTCCTCGTCGGGAAAGTGGCGCAGAATCTTTTTCCACTCTGTGCGCCACCTGTGCGCCACTAGTAATGATATATCCTGCTACATCCTGATATATAGGTGAGCGCGTGTACAGGCGATGAAAAGCGCATGAGGAGAACGAAAACCCCGGAATCTCAACGAGACTCCGGGGTGTGGGTGGAGATGGGGGGAATCGAACCCCCGTCCAATAGCCGACCCCGAATTCTTCTCCGAGCGCAGTCTACGGTTTTATTTC